CATCAGTGACATTATATTGTGGTTCATCATAATAATCTTCCCAAGGATGTTTCCTACTATCTGCATACTGCACATAAGGTGTCAGGTTAAATGTCGCACCTTGACACTGGACACCACCACCATAGGTGTTGGTTATGTATGGACCTTGTAAAACTTGTATTGCCTGGTTGGTTACTGAGCCAGAACTATTGGCGATAGGGTTCGCTGTTGCTGATACACCACCCACTTCTGCTCTTGCAGGTAGAGTTTGCACACTGAGAAGTGCTGCAATTACTGGGTAAACGTACTTGTTGTGTCTGTCACGCTTTTTACGGTGGTGACTCTTTGTATTAGAGTTTGGTTGGTCATCCCTGGTCCTTGATAACTCTGTACGAATTGGAATGCCTCCCCTGGAGTCGTTATTGTAAACGTCCCTTGAGTGTTGAAGTCCAAGTTGTCGTATTGCGAGGTTACGGTACCCGTTAAGGCTCCTTCTCCACTGCCTACTTGTGGTGTTGTTGTCACCGTTGATGTATTCACGTTGGGGTTGAGTGCTGCTCCATCGTTTGAAACGCCTACCCCACTCACTGTGTATTCCCATCCTGTCCTCATGTCAATCGAATTTATGGTCTCCGTAATCGTCGATTCAGTCTCCGTGTGGGATGTCATCGATCCTTGTTGGAAATTTGGTACCACGGGCACTGCATGTACAGCAGTGCCTCCGAAACTAAGCAGTAGTAGTACTAAAACTCGTTTCATTATGTAGCATCCTAACGTATGGTAACCTCTGTGACAAACTGTCCCGTAGCCGAGGTACCAGAACCTCCAGCTGTTAGCGTCATGGCACCAGAACTTAAAATAGTTCCAGCCAATGAACCAGCGGTACCAGGGGCAGTCGATACTATATTACTATAACCAAGCACGTCACCTACGTCCGCAGCAGTGGTCACAATAGCGTCACCAGTAGTTATATTTTGTGTAAAACTATATGCATTTCCTTGGGTTGTCTGTGCTACGTCAGGCAGGGCAAAAGTTGCTACGCCTGCTGTGCTGACAGCAGAGATGCCACCGAGATCACTAGCTGCACTACCACCAGAAGGTGTAATAGTTGTGCTGACACCAGATCCACTGGTGCTATATGAATTACCTGCTCTTGTCACTGAAGTATAACCCGCATCTACTTGGAGTTGCGTAGAGCTACTAAGTCTATGAGTCAGGTCGGCACGTGCTGCTGTGCCACTCATCAAAATCATACCAAAAAGCAAGAATGCTTTTTTCATTATTCCTAAGTAGAAGTACTTCTATTTAGCAAAAACCGTACTGTAACAAATGTACCATTTCGGATACCCCTACTGCTAGTGGCCAAGGTGTGTGCTATAAATATATGTGGATGCCGAAAGGATCCATTCAACACAAACTCGCTTACAAAGGAGCTATTATGTCTAACATACAAAGGTACCGTAGTGCTGATCTACCAGCATTAATGGATAAAATTTTTACTAACTCACTAGGGTTGGATGATTACTTCGACAGCTTTAATGCTATGGAAACGTCGAACTATCCACCCTATAATATTGTTCACATTAATAATCATGAGTCCAGACTAGAGGTTGCACTCGCTGGATTCAAGAAAGATGAGGTTAAGGTATTTACTGAGTATGGAAAACTACATGTGGAAGGTGTCAAGGACACCCCTAAAGAGACCACCGAGCAGTATTTCCATAGAGGACTCGCAAAGAGAAGCTTTAAACGCTCATGGACTGTGGCAGAAGACACAGAGGTTATTGATGTTTCATTCGAGGATGGTCTATTGGTAGTTAAACTTGGTAAGGTAGTACCTGAGCATCATGCTCGTAAGGATTATCTATCGTGAAACGTACCCCAGGTGAGATAATCATGCACCCCTTATGGATAGGACCTGTGATGGTATTGGGTTTCTTTGTAATGATACAGACCCTTCATACCGTCACCCACTGGAGGATGGAGATAGATGCTGATGCATACTGTCGAAACAATGCTGAGTGGGTGGAGTCACAAACAAACGAGGATGATTACTAACATATATAAAATACAACAGAAGAGACCCACGGGTCTCTTTTTTATTTGGAGTTGATATGAACATGTATGTTAATTTGTGTACCCAATACACAAATAAGAGCGATACACTCACTGTGGACCTACCACCTGAGTATTCCGATGAATTCATGCAGATGGTGCATGTGTTAGCAGACGAGAGAAATATTTCAGCAAGACGTGCATTTGTTGACATGGTACGTTATACTTATTACAACCTGTTGGAGGGAACCAATGATAAAAATCGCAAGAATGCAAAACGGGGAAGACGTAGTAGCGGACGTTAAAGAAATCCGTGCTAACGAAACCGATACTCAGGCACTTGCGTATGAATTTGAGAATGCTTTTACTGTCTCACTACTACAGTCTAGTAATGATATGTTTCAAGGTGCTGACAGTTATCAGGATGAGGAACCACCTGACCCTCTCGATTCACTGAGTGACCTAAGGTTACAATTCTTTCCTTGGTCTCCTCTTAGCACAGGACGTAACGTTGTAACACTATTTTCTGTAGTGTCTATGTCCGACCCACACCAGAATGTACTGGAGGGTTATCACAACGCACTTGAAAAGTTAAAATCACTTAAAGAAAACAATGCTGAAGGTATTACTACTGAAGACAGCCCCAGAGATGTATATTTTGGGGAAGATAACGGAGATGGATGATGAGCCTTCGCTCCTTGTTGATGAGACCTACCAAGTGAAGGGTAGTGAGACTGGAGACGGAGTGGATTTGATTCCATACCCCCATTACTCATCCAACAGACACATCTTCTTGACATCCACCGATGTTTTGACTATACTGGATCCTTCTCCCCTAGTACAGGAGAGATACAACGAGACTATTGCCAAGCAATCTAAGAAATGAGTGACTTTTATACCAATCTGGTTCTTCTGGGAGATGATATTCTCTACAGAGGTTATGAAGATGGCCAACCAGTGCAGTATCGTGAGAAGTCACATCCAGTCTTGTATTTCGTACCTCAGTCTCAGTCCAAACCATCTAAGTATAAAACCTTGGATGGTAGGAAAGCATATCGAAAGCAATTCGATGGTGCTAGAGAGGCACGTGACACTCTCAAGCAGTATGAAGGTGCTGCTGGTTTAGAGGTGCATGGGTATGAGAGATTCATCTATCAGCACATAGGACAGAAGTTTCCTAGTGATATAGATTATGACATGTCTAAGATGAAAATCTATACGATTGACATTGAGGTAGCATGTGAAAATGGATTCCCTGATGTAGAAGCATGTCAAGAAGAGATGCTTTGTATCACTATTAAAGACTTTAATACTAAGAAGATTATTACATGGGGCACACGAGAGTATAATTCTGAGCATGAGTATCGTGTCTTCTGGAAGGAGCATGAGATGCTTGAGGACTTTGTTAACTGGTGGGCACAGAATACTCCTGACATTATTACAGGATGGAACTGTAACCTATATGATATCCCTTATATTTGTCGAAGAGTAGAGAGAATCCTAGGTGAGAAGTGGAAGAAAGCACTGTCACCTTGGAAGATGGTTAGAGATAGAGAGATAATTATTCGTGGTAGAAAGAATTTGGCATACAATGTAGTCGGGGTTAACATCCTAGACTATCTTGACTTGTACCAGAAGTTTACTTATACAAACCAAGAGTCTTATCGCTTGGATCATATTGCTCATGTTGAGTTGGATGATGCTAAGTTAGACCACAGTGAGTATGAAAACTTCAAGGACTTCTACACTAATGATTGGGATAGGTTTGTTGAATACAACATCCATGACGTGAATCTTGTTGACCAATTGGAAGATAAGATGAAGTTGATTGAATTGGCAGTCACCATGTCCTATGATGCTAAGGTCAACTTTGAGGATGTATATTCTCAGGTAAGGATGTGGGATACCCTCATCTATAATGACTTATCAAAGAGGAACATCGTTGTTCCACCACGTGTAACTACAAAGAAGGATGACAAGTATGCAGGAGCCTACGTTAAGGAGCCGATTCCTGGCTTATATGATTGGGTGGTCAGTTTTGATCTCAACAGTCTATATCCTCATCTCATTATGCAGTACAACATTAGCCCAGAGACGCTTGTCGAAAGAAGGCATCCCACCGCCAGTGTTGATGGACTGCTCAACCAAACTGTTTCCGTCGGAGGGGACTATGCTGTGTGTGCCAACGGAGCACAGTACCGCAAGGACATCCACGGGTTCCTACCAGAGATGATGCAACGCATCTACGATGAGAGGACAATATATAAGAAGCGTATGCTTCATGCAAAGCAAGAGTATGAAAGAAAACCAACAGACAAACTCAGACGAGACATTGCTAAGTTTAATAACATCCAAATGGCAAGAAAGATCCAACTTAACTCTGCCTACGGTGCTATCGGTAACCAATACTTCAGGTATTACAATCTTGCGAACGCTGAAGCAATCACTCTATCAGGACAAGTCTCAATCCGATGGATAGAAAACAAGGTAAACAAATACCTAAACAATGTATTAAAAACTAACGAGAAAGATTATGTTATTGCTAGTGACACTGATAGTATTTACATCCATATGGGTCCTCTGGTACAAGCTGTATTCCCCAGTGGAGAGAAGGACGATCAGAGTACACTTAGGTTCCTTAAGAAGGTGTGTGATGTGGAACTTGATCGCTATATTGAGGGTGCTTATGAAGAAATGGCAACCTATGTAAATGCTTATGATCAGAAGATGGTCATGAAGCGTGAGAACATAGCAAACAAAGGTATATGGACAGCGAAGAAGAGATATATTCTTAACGTATGGAATAGTGAGGGTGTCCAGTATGAGAAACCTAAACTAAAGATGATGGGTATTGAAGCTGTTAAGTCTTCAACACCTATGCCATGTCGTACTGCCATTAAGGAAGCACTTAATGTTATAATGACTGGTGATGAGAATGCAACACAGAAATATATCTCAGACTTCCGAAAGAAGTTTGAATCAATGTCACCAGAGGAAGTAGCATTCCCTCGTGGTTGTAATAACATAGCAAAGAATACATCCTCTGCTACCATATATGGTAAGGGATGTCCCATGCATGTCAGAGGTGCTCTATTATATAACTTCTACATTAAGAAGAGGAAGTTACAGCATAAGTATCCTGTCATACAGGAGGGTGAGAAGATTAAATACATACATCTTCGGACACCTAACAAGATCAATGAGAATATTATCTCATTCTTTCAAACTCTTCCAAAAGAATTTGGGCTTGACGAATCTATCGACTATGACCTACAATTTGAGAAGAGTTTCCTAGCACCTCTGAAAGCTATCCTTGATTGTATAGGTTGGAAGGCAGAGAAAATGAATACATTAGAAGCACTTTGGTCATGAGTTTTTTAAAAGATATAGTAAAAGAGATAGACAATGAATACGCTACTGTCGTTAGTGATGGTGTCGCTGCTGGTGACACTAGTGGTTATATCGACACAGGTTCGTACATCTTTAACGGACTGGTTAGCGGCTCCATTTATGGTGGCGTATCTAGCAATAAGATTACTGCCATCGCTGGCGAAAGCAGTACTGGAAAAACTTTCTTCTCCCTCGCAGTTGTCAAGAACTTTTTGGAGTCTAATCCTGATGGTTACTGTCTTTATTTCGATACTGAAGCTGCTGTTAATAAAGGATTACTTGAGTCACGTGGTATAGATATGAACCGCCTTGTGGTGGTAAATGTAGTTACAATTGAAGAGTTTAGATCAAAGGCACTTCGTGCTGTAGATATATACTTGAAAACATCCGAAGAAGAACGCAAACCTTGCATGTTTGTTTTAGATTCTTTGGGTATGCTTTCCACAGAAAAAGAGATAAGAGATGCTTTAGATGATAAGCAGGTTAGGGATATGACTAAATCCCAACTTGTGAAAGGTGCTTTTAGAATGTTAACTCTGAAGTTGGGTCAAGCAAACATTCCACTCATAGTAACAAATCATACCTACGATGTCATCGGATCTTATGTCCCTACTAAAGAAA